TTATCTTTTGAGATGCCGCGCGAGTAGCGCGCCGGCATCGCCGATGACGATGGCCGGGATCAGCACCAGCGCCATGTCATTGATGCGCGGCGGCACATCGACGACGACGAGGTGGAGGCCGAACCAGGGATTGAGGATCTGCACCATGTAGATTGCCGCCCACCAGAGCCCGAAGGGGATGACGATGAGAAGGCGGCCGAGGCGGGTGGCGCTCCAGCGGTCGGCAGTTTCGGCGACGGCGATATCGCGGGCGGCCTCGATGCCCTTGATCGCTTCTTCGGCAGCAAGCTTCTGCTGATCGGTTTCAGCCTCTAGTTTCGCCTGATAGGCAGCGAGCAGCGGGCCGGTGAATTTCTCGATGATGCCGCCGAAGAGCAGGTCGCTCAGCCACTTCATTTCGCCCATCCGCAGCGGTGCGCCAGATAATACCAGCCTTCGGCTGTTGCCGCGATGAGTGCGCCAGAGGCGACCTGAAGCGCCATAGCAATATCGGGATCACGCGAAATCATCTCGCCGAGATCGGGTGCGATCAGCCCCCGGGTGACGAGGGCGGCGGCGAGGTAACGCAAGAGAATGCGGATGAAGACGAGGGTCATGTGTGCTGCCTTGTTGTGATGGATGGCGGCAGGATGGGCCGAGGAAAGTTGTCTGGGTGAAATCACGGCTATTCTGGACGCAGGCCGCGCCACGCTTCAGCCCGAAGCTACAGAAACCGCGCCAGCGCGCCTGAGACGATCGCCTTGATCAACAACCCGGCAAGCGGTGTCAGCACGATGGCGACGACCGCCCAGAGCGCCTTGCCAATGCGGTTTGCGAGTTTTTCGACGCTGCCTTCGATGCGCAACAGGGCGGCGTTGATATGCGGCTGCTGGGCTTCCAGCGAGACGACGCGCTCCTTCAAATCGTTGATCCTGCCATGCAGCTTTTCAAGCTCGTTGCGGGTCGTTTCATCCATGATGCCATTCCTTGTTTGGCATCATGGATAGGGTGCGGAAGGTTGAGAGCGAAAATCACCGCCTATCGATCCTTCCCAGCCCTGCATTCGCCGTGCTGAGCATCGCGTCTGCGGGCGACTCCGCCGACAGGCCGGTCGCTTCGAGGATTTCGGTGATATGCTCGTTGCCGATGCCAAGATCGCCGCGCGGCGGGCGGATGGCCTTTACGAGCGCCCTTGCATCGCTCGCCGTGCCGGAGGCCGGGCTTTGCGTATCGCGGATCACGGGTAGGGCGGCCATGACTGAATAGCCGGTATGCTCTGCCAGATATGCCGGCCATGTCGCATCATGATCGTGTCCGCCGAGGGCGGCGGTAAACACCCTGTCCGTCATGGCGAGCGCGATCAGATCCATGGCGAGCGCGATGCCCTGCCGGGCGGCTGCGTCCTGATCCATGGCTGCGGCGCTCTGATCTACGCCTGCGGCGCTGGCCCTGAACTTCTCCGCGAGATGCGCGCCGAGGGCCTTGAAGAGGCGCTGGGTTTCGTCCCCGTCGGCATGGGCCGGGAACGGGTTGAATATCGCCTGCTCCATGGCGGTATCGGCATAGGCAATAGCCTTCGCTTCATCCCCGACGAATTGCTTGAGCCCCTTGTGATAATGCGCGAGCCAGGCCGGTATTTCGATGAAACAGTATCGTAGCGTCCCCTTAAGCCAGCCGGTCAGCGTCTTCCACGCCGTTCGGGCATCCGAAAAGGCCTGACGACCAAGCATGAGGGATGAGCGGCTGGTGACCTGGTCGATGATGCCGGGGCGGAAGGCACTTTGAAGTGCCGTGGCGAAATCGCCCCTGCCTGTTGCGGCGATGATGTCGTCCAGCCGGTAGCGGTGCGAAAGCGAGGTCGCGAGATTTTTGGCGAGGCTTGTTGCGGTGACGTTCTTTTTCGTCAGGCGGGCCATGCGGCCGATGCCGTCTGCGGCGCGCAGTTCGCCGGCGCCGGCTTCGTCCAGCCAGACTTTCAGGCGGTGCTGGACAGCGAAGGTTTTGGTCCGATCGAAGACGTTCCCCAGCCTGGGATGATCCAGCAGGCGCCTGGCATTGGCAAGCGGCTCGCAGAATTCCAGGTCGTAGAGCAGATGATTGACGTGCCGGTGCAGCACGGCGATATCGAGATCGAGCGGCCGGGCCTTGAGATCGGTGCGGGACCGGCCGTGGCCGGCCTCGGTTTGCGACTTGGCGACGCGGCCTGATGCCAGCGCCTGCGCCCGGTCCGGCGCCGCATCCGCGCCGTCATAGGCCAGCGGGTAGTAGCCGCCCTTCAGCGCCCTGCCGGCGATGGTGACGGGAGTGGGTTCGACCCATCGCGGTGCGACGCCGGTCAGACGCTTTTCGCGCGCGGCGATATCGGGCTGGAAGGCGGCGAGATAATCCCACACGGACTGCACGAAATCCGCATCGCGCGCATCCAGTGAGGCGAGCACGGCGGCAAGCCCGGCTTCATCGAACGCGCCGGGGATGCGAGCATCCGTCAGGCGCCGGCGGTTCGCCTCATTGCCGGTATTGAACGCAATGGTGATCGCCTCCCATTTCGACAGGGACTGGCCAAGGGCCGCAATATACCGGGGCTCGCCCATCCCGCTGATCTCTTCTGGCGAATAGACATCATAGAGCGCCTGCAGATCGGCGGCGGCCTTCTGCCGGCGCAACGCGAGCCGGTCTGCGGCCGCATCGAGCGGTGCCTTGATGGCCTGATATGCAATGCCGCCGATCTGTCGCAGCTGCGTGCTCGCCTCCAGCGCGGGGTCGAGGTGCGGAAGGTCCAGGAAAACGGAGGCAGCCGGCGGTGGGGCTTTGCCGATGGCATCGGCGAGCGCGGTGACGATCTCGTCATAATCGGCCTCGCCATCGGCGTCGGTCAGCCGGCCGGCGCGCTCTGCGGCGTGTTCGAGATTCTTCACCGCCGCCATGACGGCGCGGAAACGCTCCAGCGTGATCTCCTTGTAGGACTGGCGCCCGGAGGCGATCAACACGCTATCGGCAATGGCAAGCTCGTTTTCCCTGCCGGCTTCCTTCATGGCGAGAATATAATCTCTGAGGGCGATGCGCGGATCACCCTGTCCACCCGGCTGACCTCCGGTCTGACGATCCGCCCGCCCTCCGAGACCGTAGCGGTCGAGCAGGGTGTCGATCGCGCCGACATAATCGATACGGACGTTGTCTCGAAGGACGGCCGCGGCGAGCCTTTCGCGCGCGGGGCCGCTTACGAGGCTTTGCGCTTCGGCCTCGAATTTTTCCACCTCGCCGATAATGTCGAGGCTATCCGCATAGATCGCGTGATTGAGAAGCTGGCGGCGTTTGGCGGTGATCAACCTGGCGATACGCTCGTCCTGTCCATGAGGGGCGGCGTCTGCATCGCCGGCAGCTTTGCGGCTTGCCCTCTCGCGCCATGCCTCATCCTGCGCCAGTTCGTTACCCAGCCTGATAGCCTCGATAGCGGTACGCCTGCCGGCCGCGAGGAAGCGCGCGCCGTCCATGGCATCGGCCACCTCCATGCCCGCGGTTGCCGAGAGCGCATAGGCCCTGGCTTCGTTCGCCGTCAGGGCCTCGCCGCTGCCGGCGGCCTCGACGATCGCCTGCAATTCGGCCGCCAGCCATTCCGCCCGCCTGTCATTATGCACGGCGGCGATTGCCCTTTTCTCGGCAGACCCATCGATCAGCATGTCGCCGTGCCGTTGCAGCATCACGCGGTCGACCTCGAAAGCGATCGCATCCGCGCGAGGCGGGGCCAGCGTCATGGCCGCCACCAGCTCATCGCCGGAGCCGAGGTCGAAGAGATCGGCGACGATATCCGGATCGAGTCCGCCGTCATCGGCATAGAGGGAGTGCTTGCCGCGGGGCAGGGCTTCGAGGATGGCGGCGCCATAGCGCACCACGAGCGTGGCCTTGTCGAAACGGATGTCACCTGATGGTGGCGGTGTTTGCGCATCGAGCCATCGGCGGTTCGCCATCCATTCGGTGGCGCGGTAGAGGCCGGTGGCGTCGATCTCTTTTTCGACCTCGCGCTGTACGGCAGCTTTTTCCGCTTTGTAAGCCTTCTGCCCCTCTCGCCGTACAGGCTCCATCATCTGCCGCAGAAGGCGGGCTTTTGCTTCCTGCGAGGCCAGCGCGCGCAGTTTCAGCAGCCGATCGTAGTGCGGCTGTGTCAGGCCGGCATCTTGCGCATTGGCAAAGACGGGTTCATCGCCGCCGACATTCTGTTCCGCCATCTCGATTGCGGTGTCGCTGGCGAGCATCCGAAAGAAGATGGCGGCAATGTCGGGGGCGAGGGAAATGTCGAGGGCGACGAGGCGGCGGTAGATCGAGAGCAACCAGTCGCGGAATTGCTCGAAGACGCCGCGCATCTCGGGTGAGGGTGCTTTGGCTTCAATCAGATAGGTTTCGGCGGCATGTGCAAAGCGGGATTGCATGCTGGCGTCGATGGCCGCGTCCTTGCGGGGATTGCCGGTGGTGCCGCGATCGAGCGCGGCGAGTACGTCTCTTGCGGTGATTTTGATGCCGGATGCCGCGCGAGCGGAATCGGCTGCAATGGCGCGGGCGTTTTCGCTCCACCAGTTTTCGAGATGGGCGAAATCTTCGGTCACGATGGGGATATCGTGTGCCGCCATGTCCTGCATGGTTTCGAGGAAATAGCGGCTTGCTCCAAACAGGACAGTGGAGAGATCAGGCTTACGGAAAATGTCAAGGATCGCCTCGCCGTCGGCGCTGTTCGGAGCTCGGGGCGTGGCATCTGCATTGCGGTTCTCGCGGCTGAATAGGAGGCCGGCTGCGGCGGGAATATGTGCTTCCGCCGACTGGATGCGGGGCGAGGTTTTAGCGGACAGGACTTCGCTATCGGCTGAATTGTTGGTCAGATTGTTCAACGGGGATCCTCTTAAGAAATCGACTGGCGGTCAGGGCTGCGGGTGGGGACTGGTAATGCTCAGCCCGTCTGGATTGCGCTTCGTGTTTCCGGAATTTGTGACGCGGCCTGTCTTCTTCAGGACAGGGGAAGGCGACACCGCGCCATCGCCGACCCTTGCGTAGCCGAGGAGTATCGGTTCGGGGGCGGAATCGCCGCGGTTGCCCATCGGAACAAGACGGCGCGCGGGAGCGCCAATATGCGCGGCGGTAACTTCGGAATAGTTGAGGGCGTCCGAGCCGAAGCGCAGACTGTCCCTGAAGTCCGCATCCGCTTTAGATGGGGAGGAACGGGCCAGGTAGCCGGCCATGGGGATTTTGAAGTCGCTGCCGGTATCCTTTGCCACCCGCATTGCGTGGGTGTCGGCCCCTCCGGACGGATCCTTGCCTGTCGCCTCGATATATTTCTCGATATCCTCCGACGACGCGTAGACATGTTCGGCTTTGGTGTCTTTCAGCACTTCGGCGGTATGTTGTTGATGTCCCTCCGGGTCGCGCTCGCGAAATTTCGACGACTCCGCTGTCGTCGCCAGCTCCTCAAGTTGCTGGCGGGCCTGAACGGCCGCTTCGGGTTTTGATGCGGAAATGTGTAGGGAACCGCGCTTGCGTAGAAGCAGTCTCTCGCCGAGATCGGTCAAGAGTTCCTTGCCCACACCGGCAAAGCCGCCGGCAATGAACGTGTCCTCGAATTTTTCGATAATCTCCTGCTTGGGGTCGATGAGAAAGTGCTTGATGGTGTTCTGGGCGACGAGCTGAGTTGCCTGCGCCGCACCATCCTTGACGATTGTTTTGACCAAATGTTGCGCGACCGTGCTTATAGGAAGGAACTTCAGTACTGACGATGCGGCTTTTCCGAACGGGATCAGATCGGCGAGCGCGGTCGGGGCGTAAAGCATGGCCGCCAAGGTCTGCTTATCCTCCGGCAAACCCGCTTCTCTCGCAGCGGCAGTTCCGTCTCCTGCCGCTCGCAACGATTCCACAGCAAGGCCGCCTACAATGCCCGCGGTGCTTGTAGGGCCGAGAGCAATTGTCGTTCCGGTCGCAATCAGTGCCTGGCCGAGGGTTTCACCGGTCTGCCGGGTGTAACTGTTTTCGTATCCAGGCGCTGCCGGCAGCATCGTCTTGCCGTAATCGGCGACGTGTTCGCCTCCGTGCTGCAAGTTTTCGGAAATCTCTTTCAACAGAGGTTCGAATCTCTGCTCGACGTCTTCGGGCGTCAGGTCTCCTGCCAGCACTTCGGACATCACCCTCTGGGCGAGATCGCGCGGAAGGATGCTTTGCTGATCGATTTTCAATCGCAGCTTATCGACCTCGTCAGGAGTCAGCGATCCTGCAATGGCGATTTCGTCTACGAGCGCCTTTTTCCCTTCGGCGGGGCGGGTGTTGAGCAGCTGACCCGCGCCTTCGACTATGCGGCCACCACCTACAACAACACCCGTAGCTGTGCCCTTGCCCAGCTCCTTGAAATTTTGGATTGCGCTCTCGGTTGTTACAGTGGTGGACTTGGAATTCAGTACCGCATTTACTTCCTTGTCCGTGGTCTTTCCTTCCCGCACGGCATCCAGATAAAGCGTGCCGGTGCCTGCGTCGAACCAAGGCTGCGTTCGGACTTTTTCTTTGAGCACCTCGTACTGTTCGCTAGACAGCTTCTTCGCGTTACGGATCTCAGCAATGAGTTCTTCTTTTTTCCTATCGTCTTCGCTGAGACCGCTTTCGGCGGCGGAGGGAGCGTTTTCCGCGGTGTCTGGCCTAACGGCATTTGAGGCTGGCGCCTGTTGCAGTGTCGCTGGGCTTACAGGGCTTGTAGACGGAGGAGTTTCGGGATTCGTGGATGAGGCGACCGGCTCCTTCGCTGGATCATCGAAAGCCTTCGGCACCTGGCCGAACCGCTGCGCCATCTCTTCGAAGGAAGATAGGTTGTGGATATCGTCCTTCGTCAGCATCGCTGCAGAGGGGTTTTCGCGGAGCCAGCTTGCCGTCCGCGGCGACAGCGCCAGAATGCGTCTGTTGCGTTCGGCGTCGATTAGTCCCTGAAAAAACTCGCGATTCCCCGGCATCATCTGGAGGGGTGGGGGTGGGTTTCCCGTAACGCGAACATATGTAACCGCGAGATCTTTATCTTCCGCAACCTCATCTGGATTTTCATCCGAGGATTGAATAATGCTGCTTGCGGTGGCTGCGGCCTGCTGGTCCCGCTTCCGCGACAAGGCGTTATTGTCCTGCATGCTATCCATGACTGTCTCCCATTCGGTCGAGAGACAGGGTTAGGTGCGCAAGGGTTGTTTTATAAATCGGGGGGAAATGCCGATGGCAAACGAGACTGATGTGCGTGGGGCTTCGGCCGGAGGCAATAGCGGCAGATTGGCAATCGCGATCCTGGCTGCGGTCGCGCTGGTCTGCGAAATCGCAAGGTTCATCACAGTTGGTGCCTATCCGGCGGCTGGCTTGCCCAGATTTATCGGCGAGACAATAGGCGGCGCGGCGCCGTCATTCATATTGGGCTTGATCGTGTTCTCAGTCGTCCGGTCCTTCCGACGCCGGCCTGGACGGCCATTCGCTGGCCTGCTTAGCGGAATGATCGTCGTCCTTGCCGTATCCTATGCGCAGTACAGGGGCGAGCTCCTTCACGTGGGCTAACTCAATAGCGTAGCGTGAGCGTAACGGGGGCAGTATGTTTTCGAAGAATTTCGGCCATCGGCTGGCCGCGGCCGTGATTGCGATCTCTTCCTCTCTCGTCTCCTTCGCTTTGGGAGTTGCCGGTCAGGACACCCGTTTCCCGCCGGAATTTCTCTTCGGCATCAGGGCGGGAGACAGCTACGAGAGCATCCTGTCGCAGCAAGGCTGGTATGCCTGTGGCGATGCCAAAAGACAGGCCGCCTGCTTTGACGAGGCAAGGGTTCTCGGCCAGGTCGGCAAGTATGAGATTGGAATGGTGGAGGGCAGGGCATATCTCGCCCTCTTCACGCCGTCTGGTCCTCACGCCTTCTGGCCGACGGTCAGAGCAACGAAGACTTTCAATGGTGGTGTCAGCAACCTCGTCGAATTCCACACCAAGAACGCGGATATCGATGTGGTCAAGGCGGTTCATGATCTCGGTCCCAAGGAGGCGTTGAACAGGTTTTCGCGTTATCTGGCGGACGGCAATCCGAATCTGCAGCGGGTGACGATCGTTCCAATGGATCTGCCGCCGGAAACGGCGTTCCCTGATGCCAAGGCCTATCTGAGAAGCCTGCCGCCGGGTGCAGTCGAGATTTCCGTATCGCTCTATTTCGATGAGCTCACGATCGTGAGTTTTCTGCCTTCGGCCTCGCAGCGACCGATGCTGTTTCCGGGGCATTGCATCGAAAATTGCGAAGCTGAGGCGCGGGATGGCAATAAGTGAAACATTGCGGAAAGTGCAACCATGGGGTTCATGGAAATTATCGTCGTCTTGCTGGTTCTTTACGTCTGCAATCGCCTGTCGGAGGCATTGCCCACGGGCTTCTTGTTTCGCTTGCCATATGGCTGCTGACGGTGCTGGCCGCCTTCGTTGGCCTTGCAGCAGTGCTCTTCATCAAGGGTAGCCTTCCGCACCCCTATGTCACGAACGGTGAGATCATCATCAAGGAGATGCAGAACTTTTTCCTGGCTCTGATTGCTTCGCCCTTTGTCGTCTGGTTCTACCGAAACAGACGCCGGGCGAAGGCCGCCGCACCGCCGGCAGATGGCTGATCGGCAGGCGGAACCGAGCGCCGGCGGGCAGGGCGCCCGCCGGTCCGTTGATGGGTTTCAAAAGGCTTCGCGGCTGTCGCTTCTCGGATCCCCCTCGACCTGCTGCGGCCGGTAGAGATCGCCACGGGCGTTGCGCCGCCAGGGGCGGGCGAGATTGGCCGGGTCGGCGGTGATCTCGGCGATTGCGATGCCGGGTCTGCCATCATCAGGGCAACGAGCTGCCCACTGGCCCTTGGGGCCGGCGATGCCGCAGGGGGCGATGACGCTTTGCGGCGCGTGGGCGGCGTAGCTCACCCAGAATGTGTTGCTGGCCGCAACTCCCAGGACTTCAGCGGCGAAGGGAGGGGCGGCGGAGGGGACTTCGCCGGATGTGGCGAAGAGCGCGCAATCGACGTCGAGCCGCTCATATTCGGTGAAGATCTCGTGATAGTGCGACTCTATGCCGGCAGCGCAGCCGAAGCGCATGCCGTCCACCTCAAAGGTGACGGGAATCCTGCCCGGCGAATACATGAAGGAAATCTTGGTGTGGGAAAGCAGGCGCTCGTCATAACGCGTCACCAGTTCGCCCCGATCGGAAATGACATAGAGGCTGTTATGTGGCCGGTGCGGCGGGGTCAGCCGATGGGGGCGCCGAAGACCGTCCAGAGCTTCAACTTCTTTGCGTGCTTTCTCGTCTCCTCCAGCTCCTCGCACAGGACCTCCCATTGGTAACGGCTCCAGTCGGCAGCGCCGATCTCCCTGGGGCCGATTTCGGAGAGGAGGCGTTTGCTGGGAAAGCAGAGCGTTCCCTCCGGGAAGTGGATCAGCCGGGCGCCGGCCTTGCTCGCCTGGCGCATTAGGTGGCGCGTCTCGGCGCCGTTGGCGCGGAATGCTGCGGCATCGCGCGGATCCAGGCAGACCGAAGTCTGGGCGACCGCCAGCCGCAGGGATTTGCCGGCGGGCTCATCCGTCGGCTTCTTGCGGATATGGCTGAGGGCTGAAGTATAGGATTCGCCGGTTCGTGCGGCGCGGGCGCGAACCTTGCGTTTGAGATTTCCATTCTGGGTCATGGTCTGGCCTTTCCGTCACGGACGCATGTTCCCCGGCAACCACGCCCGAGCGATCGGACCTAGGTTTTCGAACCCGAGACGGAAGTCCCTTTGCCTCCATGTTGAAGACCCTGCCGGGGAGGATCGCTGGAGGTTGGGCACAGGCCACGCCTGACGAGAAAGATGTCGATGCCGTGGCGATTCGTCAATCTGGGAAGGGCTGCGAAGGAAGATCGGCGAACGCGGCGGAACATCCGCCGCGTTTCGGCTCCTCACGTAGGGTCAGGCGCCGTTCGCTGCGGCAATGCCGTCGAGTTTCGCCATCACGTCTGCCGACAATTCGATATCGGCCACCGCGAGGTTCTCCCTGAGATGGCCGCGCGAGGAGGTGCCGGGGATCAGCAGGATGTTCGGCGCGCGCTTCAGGAGCCAAGCGAGGGCCACCTGCAGAGGCGTGGCGCCCAAGCGGGTAGCGACATCAGAGAGCGTCGAGGGCTGCAGGGGCGAGAAGCCGCCGAGCGGGGAGAAGGGCACGTAGGCGGTGCCTTCGGCGGCGAGCTTGTCGATCAGCGGATCATCGCCGCGGTTGGCGAGGTTGTACTGGTTCTGGACGCAGACGATCTCGGTGATCCTGCGGCCGTCATCCACCTGTTTTGCCGTAGCATTCGAGAGGCCGATATGTTTGATCAGTCCCTGCTGCTGCAGCTCGGCCAGAACCGTGAGCGGCGCTTCGAGCGAGCCTTCGGCCGCGCCATGCACATCGAACATGGCGCGCAGATTGACCACCTCGATGACATCGAGGCCGAGGTTCTTCAGGTTGCTGTGGATCGCCGCGGTCAGTTCTTCCTTCGAGAAGGCCGGGTTCCAGGAAGCATCGGCCCCGCGCAGCGCCCCGACCTTGGTGACGATGACGAGATCGTCGCCATAGGGGTGCAGCGCTTCCCTGATGATCTGGTTGGTGACGTGCGGGCCGTAGAAATCGCTGGTGTCGATGTGGTCGACGCCGCTTTCAACCGCTTCGCGCAACACGGCGATCGCTTCGTTTCGGTCCCGCGGCGGGCCGAAGACGCCCTTGCCGGCGAGCTGCATGGCACCATAGCCGAGCCGTTTTACCATGCGGTCGCCGATCTTGAAGGTTCCGGATTTTTCGGCAGTAGACATGAATTCTGGATCTCCGTTTGAAGGCAAGGCCACTTTCACGTGAGAATGGAATTAAGCCTCTAACATTGCTTCGGCAATTGGCTATAGTCCGGACAGGCTGTCCGGCAAAAAGGACAATAAATTGAGGCGGGGCATGAAACAGGGCAGACCTGAAATCAGCGACGTCAGAGCTTTTGTCGCCGTAACGAGAGCTGGCGGTTTCCGCGAGGCCGGGCGGGCAGGCCATATGAGCTCATCGGCGCTCAGCGATGCGGTGCGCCGGCTGGAGGCGGAGCTTGGTGTCAGGCTGCTCAACCGCACGACACGCAGCGTGGTGCCGACGGAGGCCGGTCGCGGGCTGATGGAGCGGCTCGGCCCCGCCTTCAGCGAGATCGACGCGGCGCTTGATTTCGTCAAGGATTTTCGCAATCGTCCGGCCGGCACGCTGAAGCTCAATGTGCCCGTCAGTGCCGCAAGGCTGGTGCTGCCGCGCATCGTGCCGCCGTTTCTGAAAGCCTACCCGGATATCCGGCTCGAAATCGTCACCGAGGAGAATTTCGTCGATATCATCGCCGCCGGCTGCGATGCCGGCATCCGCTATGACGAACGGCTGGAGCAGGATATGATCGCGGTGCCGATCGGCCCACGCATCCAACGTTTTGCCGGCGGCGCCTCAGCTGCCTATCTCGCCGAACATGGGCGGCCGGAACATCCGCGCGATCTCCTCCACCATGCCTGTATCCGCGGGCGTTTTGCCGGCCGTGCCATCCCGGTGTGGGAATTCGAGCGCGACGGCGAGTTCGTCAAGGTCGATCCGCCAAGCCCGCTGATCGTCCAGAATGGCGGCGGCACCGATCTCGCCATAGATGCGGCGGTTGCCGGAACGGGCGTCATCTTCACCTTCGAGGACTGGCTGAGGCCCTGTTTCGAGAGCGGCGCGCTGGAGCCGGTGCGGGAGCCCTGGTGGGAGAGCAGACCGGGGAGGCTGCTGCCGCAATGAGGAGATTGCAAGCGGGGCCGGATTAAACCGGCCCGCTGGCTGTTTTACGATAGCTTACATCACGCAGGCTCGATCAGTGCCGCCCATCTCCAGAGATCGTCCATCTGGTTTGGCGGAATGCCCATGGCCACCGCGAGCAGATCAATGCGCGAATCTTCGCGCGCATAGTCCTGTGCGTCTTCGATCATGATGCGCACCGTTTCCTTGTCCTTCGCCGACAGATCGGACAAGCGGTCGACGGCCGAGAGGACATCGGCCTTGAAGATCGGCGGTTCGAGTTCGAGAGCGGCTAGCCAGAGCTGCCACTTCCGGAGGGGCGGGAAGCGGTCTTCCGACCCCGTTGGGTCGCGAAGGTATTTCGCAATGGCGGGCTCTTGGTCGTCATGAGCGATGAGATCCAAATTGGGCTGATCACGGGTGAATATTTCGAGGATCGTCCCGGCTCCATCGTAGCGAACGTACACAGTGGTCATGCAAATAGCCTCTTGCAGGTGTAATCATGCCAGCCGCATACGAAGAAGGAGGCAGCAGCCGCCGTGCTCGTTACCGAGACGTACCTCCAGAGCTGACCATTAACATTGCTGCGCGCCTTGCCTGCTGCAGCACTTTGGTCGGGATAATCATTGCCTGAGCGCGATCGGCATCGCACTTGATGGGCAGCACCGGTTGTGTAGCTGGCAGCAGCGGCATCTGAGACAATCCCGAGGCAGTCTTGTCCCGTGCTTGCAACAACGGTGTCAATCAGCACCCAGACATCTACACTCAGTCCCACAGGGATATTGCTCGGTATTGCCAAGCCCTGCACATTGGCGTTGGCCGTGAACCACGTATAGGTATCGGTTTTGACCTCGTTGCCCGTTTGCCAGAACGGAACGATATTCCCCGATGCGTTTGTGATGACGAGGCCGACGCGGCTCCCGGGCAAGCATTCCCACCCGGCCGGCTTCGTGACTCCTGCCTCTGATCCCGACAGCGACATGACGAAATCTGTGGTGCCATCTGATAAATTCCTAACGGCATACAGGAAATAGGTTTTTGACGCCTGCACAGCCCCCGTATCGAGTAGCTGAACAAGCGTTTTTGCCGTCACAAGGGTTGTCTGATGCTTCTTGCCGCCAAACCAGCCAACGCCCGGGGCGATGGTTACGGACGCAACGCCGGCATAAGCGGGGATGAATCCTGTAAAGAAATCAAGTCCGGTAGCAACACAGACATATTTGACAACACTACTTGCCAGAACCTTCTTTAGACCCCAGCCTGCCGCACTGTCCGCAATGGCGAATTCGTCGGCATCGACGATGTCGGTCTTTGCTGCTGCACCGTGAAGCCAGCCGGCAAGGGTATTGGCAACGTCGTTGTAGATCGCGAGCGTCTTGCGATACCAATGAAAGGCTGAAAATAGCCCTCCCGAACGAGCGACCGGAGTATCTTCCGGATTCGTTGCATAGGCGGCCGCAAGGCCAGCGCTGGCATTTGCGTCCGTCGCCGACTGAGCCGCTTCAGCGGCTTTTTGCTGGGCAGTTTGCGTCAGATCGGCAACATTGGGAATGTCATCGGCAATATCAGCCACAGTCTCCAGGTATTGCGAGACGGCGGCGACGGCCTCCAGCGCATCGCCTTTGCCGCTGAGCGCCAGAACGTCCGCAATCAGCTTGTCGATCGTTGCTGAATCGAACGACGGCGGGATGGTGACTGCACGGGCCGCTCTCTCCTTGAGTTGCTGGAGCCTCATCACGACGAGGTCAAGCGCCTGCTCGACTGTCTCCGCATAATAGGCGCCTTGGTTTTCCAGATCGGTTTCCTGAGTGAAGGGCACGTCCAGCAGCAGAGTTATCCTGGTGCCGTCCGCCGGAGCCGGCACGATGACCGCGCTGCCGCCGCCATCGTTGCCAGCGCCGGTCACTGTGTAGTCGGCGTCGAGTACCAGGATCGAATCCGTGCCAGATGCGTCCGTCCGGATCACCTGGAGATGATGGGGCTCCAGGATTTTGAACTGGTATTCGAAAGCCATGGTGACGCCGTCCCCATTATACGGGCCGGATCGGTTTATCTCGCTCGAAATGGTCATATGATTGTACCTCTGGTTTCCTGAACCATAGGCTCAGGAAGGTTGTCGGCCTGACGTGGCGACTATCGGCCTTGAGCGGCGAGACGGTCTTGCCTCGTCACGGGGCTGTGACAGCAGGCGCTACGGCCATGTCTACGGGCCGCAGCACTATATCAATGCGTGGCTGGCGGTGGCGGACGGCGGATGAAGTGGTAAGGCTGAAGGGGAAATTCGAGAAGGCGTCGGTCGGAAAGTGAGGCTTTTGCCAGGGTGCCTGCGATTTCTCGCCGCCAGGTTTTCCCTGTCACTCAGCGATTAAGTATGGATGTCTCGTACTCATTCACAATTTCGTCCTGAGACGGCTTCCTGCGGTTTTTCTTCGTCAAATCCGCCTCGATCGACTGCCTGAGATCGCGTGGAATATCCTGATATTCTACGGCGATATCGTAGCTCTGATCGTCGGCAAGCGAGTTTGCCTGATAAAGGCGGCCGCGGTCTTTTGTGGGATTCCAGCCAGTGACGAATGAGCCCGGCGAGCTGATGACGATCGGGAACAGCAGGCGGTTGATCATTTTCTGGATATCGCTCTGGGTCGGGTTCTGGCCGTCGTTCTTGTCCTTGAATACGTCCATCTGGTCCAGGAGCGCTAACCGGAACTCAGCGACGCGGTGCGGGACACTGTAGGAGGTGGCGAAGCCGCCGTCCTGGGCGAAGAAGCCGAGCGATTCCAGCTGAGGTTTCGCGAGTTCGAAGGCACTATTGATATCCAGGCTTTCGAGCCGGGCCTGGCGCTGGTCGGTGAGGGCCATCTGCCGCCAGCCGGTGACCTTTTCCCAGTCCTTGTCGGAGAGCTTGGAGCGATATCCAAGGAGATCGATCTGCGAGAAGGCCGCCGGATCCCTGGCGAACTCGGTCTGCAGGTCGTAGAGCGTCTGCGTGTCCGTCGCCGGCTGGCCGTAGGCGCGGACTTTTTCCTTGTAGTCGCGCAGCGCCAGCATGCCGGATGGGCCGATGGCCTGCTGGATGTGGACGGGCAGTTTCGTCGGGTCGAAGGTCGGGTCGGCGATGACCTGGTTGTTGGCCCATTCCTGCACCTGCACGCGCTGGGCGTCGATCGCCTTCTTCAGCGAGACGGTATAGCCGTTCAGCTGTGCCTCGGTGGCGGCGCGCAAGGCGGGGTCGGCGATGCTGTTCAGGCTTTCTTCGATCCTGCGCAAGCTCTCGGGATTGTAGTTCGGCAAGGACATGGTTTTCTCGTCGACGGTGCCGGATGTGCGGAAGCCGATGATCTGGTTTGCGGTATGGGCCGTCAGCGCGGTTTCGCCGGCGCGTCTGGGATCGCGGCCGAGCACGAGGATGTTGCCGTCGGCGTCGTAGCCGCGGAAGATGCCGATCTGACCCTTCTCGCGATCATCCGGGGTGTTGCCGCCGTTCTTCCCGGCACCTTTGCTTTGAGGCGAGTCCAGCACGACGATATCGCCGGGGCGGGGTGTCTGCGTCGGCAGGCCGAAATGGCGGAAGCTTGTGGCATCGGCCGCAGTGCTTCCGACGGGGCCTGCGGCCATGCCGAGGACGGCTCCCGTGACATCGGTCAACCAGGGCTGGAGCGACGGAGCGACCGTGGTGCCGGCGGCATTCCTCACGAAGCTGGCCACCGCCAGATCGTCCTTCACCTTGCCGGGGAAGGTAAGCGTGGCGGCAACGGTGCGGAAATCCTCCGCGCCGCCCGGCTGGCGCGGCGGGGTCTGAGTGGTCGACACCTGCGGGCCGGCGGGTTGCTGGCCAGTTGTTTGAGAGCGGGCGATCTGCGGGGCTGCTGTCTTGCCCGTCGAAGGCTGCGCGCCAAGTGTGCGGGTTCCCCCGGTTCTGCTGCCGACGCCGTCCGTTTCGAGGCCGGTGGTTCTTGCGCCTGCTGCGGAGGACTGAACCGGGCTGTCGATCTGCGGCTGGCCGCCTGTACCGCTATCGGCGTTTGCGGGAGCGGCATTGGCGTCAGGCACACCGGTATAGGTCGGCGGCCGGCCGGCGATGATGTCTGTTGTGTTCTGCCGGGCCTTTTCCTCGGTGACGGCGGGCTGCAGCGATTTCAGCAGGGCGGTGCTGTCGGCCGGCAGCATACGGTCGCGGGCGTCTTTCACATATTGCTCGGCCTTGATGGCGCTGTCATTGGCGATGCGCAGCGCGACATTCTTCGTCGTGTCGGAGACGAACCGGGCGCGTTCCTGGTCGAGCCTTTCCTTGCTCCAGCCCTGCATATGGCCCTGATGCTCGATCTCGGCCACGCCCTTGCCGATCTCGGCATCCACCTTGGCCGGATCGCGGTACACGGCGACGGCGCCGGTGCCGGCGGATTTGATGCTGTTGGCCGAAGTCTCGGCAAACCACGCCTTGCGCTGGTCGAATGTGTGGCGGATCGTGCTGTCCAGGAGCGTGTTCATGCTGGCGCGGCTGGTCTCTTCATAGGTGCGGGCAGCACCCGGCGTCAGCCCCTTGCCGAATTCGGCGCGCTTCTGCTCGGCAAGCTTTTCGAAGGCGGCGCGGCCTTCCACGGCGGCGCGGCCGGTCAGTGTCAGGAAGCCCCCCTTGCCATGAAGCGCCTCGCGCGACCAGTCACCGAATTTCGTTTGGCGATCCTTGGCGGCGTTGGCATTGTCCAGCTCTTCGACCTTCACGACGGCATCGGCCAGAGTGCCGAGGCCGGTTGCCGCATTCTGCATGCCGCGGCCGATGGCGGCGCCGAACGCCTCCGCATCGGCCCTGACCGTGAAGCCCTCGGTATATTCCGGGCGGAGTGCTACGCGCTGCTGCGTATCCTGATAGGTCGGAACAGTCGGCATTCTTCACCTCACTTGATATATCCAAGCGTTTTCGCCTGGGTGTAAACCTTGCCCGAGCCGCCGAGGATCGTTCCCACTGCATCGAGATAACCGCCCTTGACGGCGGCGTCGGCGCGCATGCGGTCGAGTTTGGCGCTCGCGAGCTGATTGGTACCCTGCACCTTATAGCCGTAGGCCTCGCGATAGGCATTGGTGCGCACATTCAGCGCGTCGATCTCGCCCATCTTGGCGGCGTCGACGATCGTATCGAGCGGCGAGCCGAAGGAGAGATCGACGCCGTTTGCGGCCATCGCCGCGCGCTGGCGGCCTTCGAGCTGGGATGTCTGCAGGCGCTTCTGCTGCTCTTCCTGCTTGCCGCGCTCAATTGCATCCTTCGCCTGTTTATCGGCGATCTGCGCATTCATTTCGGCGACCTGGGCGTTGTATTTGTTCGCCTCTGCCGTTGCCTTTGCCTGCTGCACCTGGCCGGCGGCGCCGAGAAGCGTCGAGCCCAGTGTCAGCGCAAGACCAAGATCACACATTCGTCTCTCCCGATTTAGGGGCTGTCTGCATTTCGAATAGCCGGAATGAATGCCCGTTGATCTCGACCGGCTCGAACAGCTGGAAGCCTAACCATTCGAGCCAGCGCAGGGAGATCGCGTTGCGCGCATCCACAAAGTTTCGAAGCAAGCCGTAGCGGCTCAATAGTTGAGCCGGCCAATTGCGCGAGATCTTGAGAAAGCTGCGGAAATTCTTCTCCACGGCGTCCGTGCCGAGCAGCCAGGGCGCACCGATGCCGGTTAGGATGTTGATATCGCCGACACCCCACATCACCTCCGGCCGGCCATCGAAGAGTGCGGTCCAGGCAAGGGAAGAGTGGCGGTAGGAGAAGGAGAGCCCCGAAAGCGGCGAGCGCCCGGAAGCGGCGAAGACCTCATCGCGGTCGGCCTGGCGCATGCGTCCGGCAATCTGGCGTATATGGCTCGCCCGCGCCTTGATGATGGCGATTTCAGCGGCCAAGGGTGACATCCGGCATGATGGACAGGATCGTCATCGGAAGCGGGTCGAACTGTTTCACCCACATGGCGCCGCTGGTGTTCCAGTCCCAATAGGGAGTGATGGTCAGGTCGCCGGTATAGAGGCTGATCGCCTCGTTCCAGTTCTCGTTGCGGCGCTGTTTGTATTCGACCAATGTGCCGTCCTCGCGCGCACCATCCTGTGGCCCGGTGAAGATGCCGCGGGTATTCTCCACCCGGAAGGTCACTTCGGAAACGGATTTGCTGCGGCCCTGCACAGTCCCGAGGCCCTGCACCTGGCCGACATCGAGATCGAGCGTCTGGATCGCCGCCGTCACCGGCAGGCCGATATGGATTTTCGAGGCGGCGTTCTGCAGCCGCACGCTGCCACCTGTGACGGTCAGGTTGCGCACGACATTGCCGTCTGCGAGCGCCACGAGCGTCTGACCCTCGAGATAGCCGAGGCCGTTCAGCGTGGTGGCCGGAAGCCCGGAATAGGTCAGGCCGCAGTCAACGAAAAAAGCATCCTGCACATCCTCGAAGGCGCGGCTGTGTAACCGCTCGATATAGCGTTTCTGCTGGCCATTGATTGTGCGGCGAACGATGAAATAGGGCACGTCCTCACCGTTCTCCTCGATGACAGTGACATCTTCAAAGACGGCATCGGCGCCGCTTTCGTGGCGCGTCCAGGCCCAGACATCCTGCTCCTTCATGTAGGTGAGCGAGACCAACGCCCCGTCGTCGAGCACCACCCAGACGACGGAATCGGGCGCCTGGGCATAATCCCAGGCTGATATCTCGCGTCCCTTGAAGAGGTGGCGGGCGAGGATAGTCAGGTCCTTCCCGACATAGCTGTCCTGCGTATAGTCATAGGAGAAGTCGCGCACCACGCCGCCAAGGCGCTGGGCAAAAAGCACCGTATTGCCGACGACGATCGGCTGCACCTTGGCGGCCCCACGATAGCCCTGGTTATCGAGCTTGATGGCGGAGGGGGAAATCGCATCCGCTGCCGAGCCGCCGGTGACGATCCATTCGGAGCCTGATGTCAGCAGCAGCAGGCCGCGCACCGAGATCATCGAGCGGATCTCGTTCACCTGCCTTGCGCGGATGCGGAAGGTGACGGCATCGCTTGCCTTGGCGGGCGAGGAGACGCCGAAATTCTCGTAATTGGCGGATTGGCTGAGCCAGACAGCCTGCGGGTCGTTCTGTGTCGAGGCGAAGGCGAGGCGCTGCTCGATAAAGGTGACGCAGCGCGGATAATTGCCTGCCGCATCGAAAGGGTTGCGGCCGCTCTGCGGCGTGTCGGAAAGGTCGGGCGTGATATTCTCGTCATCGAAGGAGAGGCCCGTCGTGCCGCCGACATAGCCGAAAATACCGTTGTCGTCGCGGTAGACGATATAGCGCGCCGCGCCTGACACCGCCGCCCAGGTGACACGGTTGATGCCGCCCTGGATGGCGAGATCGTTGACGACGGCGCCGGCATTGGACGGCAGGCTTTCCTCGCCGCTGTCGGCCACGGCGGAAATGCGATAGCGGTATGTGGTTGCCACATAGCCCGGCTTGCCCGCTGTATCGCCGGGTTTGCTGACCGTCGGTGTGCCCGCCGGCGGATTGATCAGCGGCTTGAACAGGACAGTGACCAATGTCCAATTGTCGTCGGCCAGCCGCCCGAGTTTGCGCACGGGGTGGTTGACGTGGCAGAGGTAGAGCACATCCGCCTCCTGCACGAAGACGAGATCCTGCACATCGTCAGCCGTGTAGGCGGTCGCGACCTCGTAGGGGGACGCACCCGAGAGTACCAGCCCGCCATCGCGGAAGATGCGGATATAGTGGTCGCCGAACTCAAGGATATAGGTCTGCTCGGTATTGAACTGGAAGCGGATCAGCCGTGCGCGGAGCGCACTATTCTTGATCTCATGAACGAATTGCAGCCCGGCCCGGTTCGAGACACCGCCATGCGGATGCACAAAGACATTCAGCGCCGTGCGCAGACCGCTCTGATATTTGGTGAGATCGACACGCGCGCCGAGTGCGGGCGAGAGTTCGCCGGCGGTGAAGGAGGGTTGGTAGGCGCGGAAATCAGCCATGGGTGCGCACCGCAATCAGTTCGCTGACGAAATTCTCGCTCGTGTGCCTTATCTGATTGGCCTCAGCCTGCTCGGCCGCCCGCTGGCTGTTTTGCGCCATCGCCATCGCATCGGCGCGGATTTTCGGATCGCGCGTCAGCGGCATGGCGAGCCGCACGGCGAGATGCCAGGAAAGCGCCTCGACGAAGAGCGGAGCATATCTGCTCGGGTCGGTCAGGCGGAAGGTGTAGCGCAGCAGGGCCGGCGAGAGATCGCAATAGAGGCGGTCGCCCTCCAGCGCATAGGGGTACTGCAGCTCGCGCCCGGCCTCGTCGAGATCGGGGTGCAGCTCTTCGGGCGGCGCGGCGACGTCAGCGGAATAACGCGGCCTGATCCAGCGGATCTGCAGGCAATCTGCCGGCCGCGCGTAGGAATGACGCCAGACGCCGGGCTTGTCGTTGTCCAGCGCGCCGAGCGCCAGCGTCTTGCCCGCCGCAGCCCAAGGGAAGGATTGCAACAGGACGTCGCGGGTCTGCGCATAGAACTGATTGCAGGCGCGCGCTTCCGCGCTCTGTTCGGTGAGATCGTTGATATTGTCCTTGCCGATATTGGAAAGGGCGAGATTGCAGATAGAGACGACGGTAGCCATGAACCAACCTCTTGAGTTGGAATAGGGCTAGCGTGTGGATGGTTGTCGGGGTGAAGTGGCTAGACTTTCATCCGTTCGGCAGTGACGAAACGCGAACAGTAAAAGCAATTGGTGTCGATGATGCAGCCCGCACAGTCGGGTTCGCAAAGGAGAGGCGGGAAACAAGGTCTCGGCGGAATGGTTGTCGTTGTTTCCGGCGGCTGCTAGGGCATCCTCCCAGCCATGCCCGACCTCGAAGGAACAACAGTGAAGAACCCGGTCTTTCTCATCATCATGTGCGCCGTCCTGCTGGTTGCGATCGCCGGCCTTGCGATCAGTTCCGCCCGGCTGGTCGGCCTGTTCTAG